GATAGTTTTCAAGCTCTACAGCAAATCAATGCTGGTACTGACACTGTTACCATCACTGTTTTTGCAGAATTGGAAAATGTGAAATTGACAGCACCCACAATGAAAGCTGTTGCATTGAGTGGTTCTTCTAATGAATCATTTGATATATTTCGTATTGAGGTTCAATCTTCAAAGGATGAATACAAAGAGAAGGATGGTGTTATTTCTGGACCAGCATCTGCTCTTGCTAACGCTGCAGGAGCATTATCAGCTGTTCCAGGAATTCGACCTTATGCTATGGCTACTCAGATTGGAGCTAATGCAGTTGGGTCTATTGCTAGGTTGTTTGGTTTTTCAAAACCAGTACAACTTGCAGATACTACTCGTATGTATAATTCTCCTTTTTCTAATTTGGCTTCTACCGAAGGTGTTGATATGTCCCAGAAACTCACACTTACAGGCAAACAAGAAATTACTGTTGATCCTCGTACTGTGGATCTACCTGATTCCGATTGTTTGGCCATCTTACCATTTGCTCAGAGAGAAACTTATATTACCAAATTTAATTGGGGTATAGCTGATACTGTCGATACTACTCTTTTTGCCATGGATGTTGATCCAATGGCTGAAAGAAGATCAGCATTGTCTCTGGGTACTCGTATAACTCCAACTTCTCTATCTTATTTGTCTAGACCATTTGCTGAGTGGAGTGGTTCTTTGAAATATCGTTTTCAGATAATTGCTTCTCAGTATCATCGTGGTAGAATTGCTATTGTATACGATCCTACTGGTCCTTTGACTGGTGATCCATACAATGTTACATATAATACCATAATTGATTTAGCTGAAGGTAGAGATTTTACTGTTGAGTTTAAATGGCAGCGTGATCGTGCTTATCTTTCTATAGATACAGATGATACACGTACTTTCTGGACAGAAGTTGCACCAGCCACGCGTACACCAGATCTACAATTTGCTAATGGAATATTTTATGTCAATGTAGTAAATGAACTTGTAGTTCCTGATGCTACTACTGATGTTGAAATTCTAGTTTCTATTAGTGCTGGTGATGATTTTGAACTGGTGAACCCTATTGGAGGATCCTTAGAAGTCTCTCCTTTTGTTCCTGTTGAACCTGCTTCAGGATCTTCTTTGGAGGATTTTTCTCGTATTTTTTCCCTCGAAACTCAATCATCTGTTGATGTTGTTCCTACTGGAGAGAATACTCCAGAGGGTGAGATCAATCAGGTGGATGTTACTACAGGTGTTCTCTCTGATGATAGTGAGAAACCTTTAGTGTTCTATGGGGAGAAAATTACTTCTATTCGACAATTATTGAAGAGATATTGTCATTTTCGTCTTATGTCCTTTCAAACATCAGCAGTCACCAGAACCTTAGATTATTATTTACTTAGACAGATGCCAGGTATGCCCGGATATGATCCTAATTCTGTGGATA